CCGTAAGCAATGTGATAGACCATGGCGTCCTCAGGGCTCCAGTCGCGATCAATGTCCGCCATCATCTCCCGCTGTGACGACATGATCCGCTCAACATCCCCGCCCGCCCTTACAATGGCATCCATCGCCGCGCAGAACACTCTAGCTGACTCTATGGCGAAGTCCTCAATCTCTTCTTTGCTGCGCTGCATCCTATACCCTCCCTAGCTATTTCCAGGGAGAGTAGCAAAATCCCAACACCAAAACCCCGCCGAGGCGAGGTTCAGCAAGCACCCTGGCGCGGCCTCGTACCAAGGTAGCGGCTCGCCACATCACGAATCCTTACGCGAGCGCATCTGGTCCTTGATCCGCTGCCGCTTTTCATCCGGGGTTTCATTTGCCGGCGGGCCGGACGGATTAGTTGGCGGGCCATTGGGATTGGTAGCCCGTAGAAACTCTACGCGCGCCTCCCAGGCCATGATGATCTGCGGAACAGGCGTCTCCCAGGCATCCTTCGGCGACCAATAGAGGCTGCCGGTGGCTATGCAGAAAAGCTCGTCCACATAGCTACCGTTGCCGGGCCGGCTTACTTTTTTACTTTTGTAGCGCCCGTTTCAGCGGCCTTTTCGAGCTCTTCCTCGGTCTTCGCGGCCGGGTTCAGCAGGGCCACGATGAAGGTGATCAGAGGCACGGTCACTTCGCCGACGCCCTGGTCGTAGATCTCTTCTTCCAGCGCTTCGACTTCCTTGGGCTTCAGGGTCAGGTTTGCACCAGCGATGATCACCCTGGAGGCAGCGGTCAGGCTGAACTTCTGCAGCTCTGCCAAGGCAGGGCCGATACCACCAAAAAAGCGCTCGATGCTGCGAACAGCTTTCAGGTTGAAGTTCAGGGTGTAGATCTCGCTGCCTACTTCAACATCAACGGTGCCGTGGTCAGTCTTGGACATGGTTCTGTATTCCTTGAATAGAAAGTATTGGATCAGGCGCAACGATGCGCTGCGCCTGCTGAAGCGGATGCCTTACGGCGCGACCGGGGCCAGGTCTTCGTAAATGGCGGAGTTGATTGCCAGATTGACCGAGGCCTTGCGGATCGATTCAGCGGTGCCGATCTGCTTGCGGAAGCTCAGCACCTGGACCAGGTAGTAGTCCGAGGAGCCGTCGCCGTAATCCATCTGGACGGCGAAGTTCGAATCGCTTCGCAGCGCACCTTTCACGGCAGCCTGCCCCTCATCTTTCGGGTCTTCGCCCAAAGTGATGCTCTGAGAGCCCGCATCGTAGGTGCCTTTAACTTTGCGCTTGCGGCGGTTGGCCAGCGCGGTGAAGTCGGCCGTACTGGCCTCATCGCCGATCTCGCCAGCGTCTTCAACTTCGCCGACCTCGACATAGTCGAGCGCCTTCAACGCAAGGATGGCAGCAGCAATACCCGCCGCATCCTCGCCATAACTGACGTTATGTGCCGGGCCGAACCGAAGCGTGACGCCGGCGGATGTTTTAATAGTCATGATTGCCCTCCAGGGCGCGGGTGGTTTTCAAGCAATAAAAAACCCGCTCAATGGCGGGTGCGGGTGGTGCTCGGCGGAATCAGTGCTGGGTGATGATTCGAAGCGTGACGCTGCCCATGTAGGTGACACCATCCGGCTCACGGGTCGTTTCTGTTCGGATCACGCGGACCGATACCGCGGTGCCCGTACTCAGCGGCAGTGGAACCTCGTCCACCGCGTCCGCGATTTCGCCGTTGATGCGCTTCACTTCGGCCTGGCCCTTGTAGCTGGACCAGACGCTCAGGTAGAACAGTCGGTTTTCGCGTTTCTTGCCGGACACCGGAGTGGTGTTGTCCGCGACCTCGTAATCCAACGTGACATACGGATACGGTGTTTTCGCCGGAACCGCATCGAACACCGGAACCGTCAGGCTCGCTGACAGCTTGTCGAATAACGCCTTTTGCAGCGCCAAGCCTGGGTCACTCATTTGACCTCCGATGCTTTCTTCAGCGTGCTGGCAATGGCCCTGGTGATCAGCATCACGATCTGCTCGCGATTCAGGTCATAGGACGGTCGAAGCCATGGATGCGCTGGACGGGCCGGTATCGCTGTATCGCCCATGGTGTAACCCTTGGTCCCGTATTCGCTGAACTTGGTGTAGAAGTAGCGGCGGTTGTCCTTTTTCCCTCTGATCCCGATCTCTGCATCAAGACCGCTCTTCGATACAAAAGCCGTCAGCGCTTCCGCCGAGTCACCTGTGTCGCGAGGGATTAAGTAAGTCTGGGTCTCAAGCACCAGGTTGGCGGCCTGAACCATTGCGGGCCGCAGGTCGCTTTCGACCTGATTACCGATCCGCCGCAGCAAGCCGCGCAACTTGAAATCCCCTTGTACGCTCGATCGTCTGGCCATTGCTACGCCTCCTGGGCTTTTACGAGAGAACATAACAACCGGAGCATGGAGCTCTCATTGTTCGGCAGCGCGGCCTCAACCAGATAGCGATCCGCCCCGTGGACAATACGCACCCCGACAACCAAATCAGCTGCAGGACGAACGCGAATTTCGGCGGTAACCAGAGCGGTCACCTGCTGAGCGACGACCGCGGTACGGCCGGTCGGCATAGTGATCTCCGCCCAAATTTCACGCAGTTCAATCCATGCCTCGGTACCGCCACCATATCCGTCTGGCTCGATCTGCCAGGACTGCACCGAGCATCGGTGCCGAAGCGCTCCAGCTCTCATCAAACCCCCAGTTGTACCCGGTAAGGGCTCAGCAGCGCTCGAGAACCGAGCGTCAGATCGCTGACATTTACGCCGACAATCACGTCTTCGCGGTTGGCATACAGGCTGCCAAGAATCAGTAGGCAGGCCGCGACAATCGATTTTTCAATGACCATCGGTTCATCGCCTGCTGAACCATCCAGCACGGCGGCGGCCAAGCCGTCAGCGTCAGCATAGAACTGCCGCTGAATGAACTGGGATGCTGAGTTTTCAGCGGCATCCAATAACAGCTGGACATGCTCCCGATCAGCCTCTTCAGCCCGACAATGCCGCAAGGCCACTTCGATATCGATCACCGACATGTCACTTGTCCTTTTTCTTGCCCGGGCCAGCAGCCTTCTCGACCGAGTCAGAATTGGTCAATGACGCGCTTGTCAGTGCTTGAGTGCCTGACTCCGCCTCGTTATCCAGTGTCACCACCGGCTCATCGTCGGAGGTATCGAGCTCCGCATAGCCCTTCTGAATCAGCTCGCGGCCGTGCTGTTCGATGGTTTCGAACGCTCGACCCTCGGTCAGCGTCTGCCCACCCAAGTACAGCGGCTTCAAGGTTTTCAGTTTCATACATGCCTCCAGTGGGCTGCCATGACGGCAGCCCGGTCAGGGGTTAAGGCGTTACTGGCGCGGTGAATGAGCCGTAAATGAACGCTTCCGGACGCTTCACGGCCAAGGCGGCGCGCTCTTCGCAACGGATCGAGATCAGGTTCTTCTCGAAGTCGTCCGCGTTTTCAGTAGAGATCACCACGTTCGCGTCTTCACGGTCGAACAGTTGGGCGCCGGTCTGGAATGCACCGGTGAGGAACTTGCCTTGAAAGCCAACCGCCTCGGTAGCGACAACCGGCAAGCCCCACAGCATCGGACCAGCCAGACCCAGCGGATTCGCCAGGATGTAACGGCCCAGGGTGTCCTTGGTCAGCTCGATTTTCGCCCAATCGATGAAGTGCAGAACGTGGCCACTGGCCGGCAGGCGTGCCAACTGAGCCTGGAGCATGGCCAGGCGCAGATCATCGATACCGGACTGGTTTTCAACTTCGAACGCCGGATCGAACGCCGATGCCTGGGGTACGATGCCATGCAGATGCACACCGGTACCGTCGCCAAACAGAATCTCTTGCTCTTCGGCGTACTTCAGGCCGTAACGCATTTCCACGTCGATGGTGGACTGTAGCTGCGCGAAGTCGTCGAGGATCTGCTTGGACGCCTTGAACATGTGCGCGATGGTCGAAACCGCAGTCAGTTTCGATGCAAAGCTGATGTTCGAGTAAGGCTTCTGAGTGCCCTCGGCCACGACGCGAGCGGCATTGGTAAAGCCGGTCTGTTGGACCCAGAAAATCGCCGGGGAACCGGTGCGCCCAGGCGCGATCAGGTCACGAATGAACAGACGCTGCTTCGGCGCAACGTCGATACCTGGCAAACGCTGAGGCTCAACAACGCCCTGAGCCACGTCAGTGGAAAGCAGTGCGGCGCTTACTGGGATGTTAATGCGCTTGCCGCCTTCGATGCTGGCTGCGAACGCCTTGAGCGCTTCGCTCTTCACAACAGTAGCACCGAGGCCGTCACGGGCCTGTGCCGAGCCCTGCGACGGCAGGCGGGCGAACTCCTGCTCCATTTCACCCAACTGCGACTTGAGCTGTTTTTCAGCCTCGGTCAGCGAGTTGAACTTCAGTGCCAGCTCATCGACAGCGGCCTTGGTTTCGGCGGACAAGGAGCCCGCTTTTTTGGCTTCGCCCAGCGCGTCCTCAGCTTTTTTGCTGAAATCGCTGGTGGCCTTGGCCAGTTCGGCGGAAATACCCTTGAGCAGTTCAGTTGTATCGGTCATAGGTCAAACTCCAGGTACTGTTGAGGCTGCCGACTTGAACGAGGCAAGGGCCTTTTCGAAATCAGCAATGGCTTCGGCCGGAAGGGCCTTGGGTTCGGTAGCGCTCGGCGTACCAGAGCCGGCAGCGCTGGGCGTGCCGGTTTTGAGTTCTTGGATCATTGCCCGGCGTTCGGCGCGGGGCATGCCCTGCTTCGCGAGAATCACGTCCAAGCGACGGGCCGCAATTTGCTGCGGGGTTGATGCCTTGGCACCATCCTTGGCTTCGGCGCTGTCCAGCAGGCCATCAGCAAAACCCTGCTCGACGGCATCGGTGCCGCCGATCCAGCTTTCGGCATCCATCAGCTTTTGCATGGCATCGACATTGTCGCCAGTGCGCGCGGCGTAGATATCCGCCATGGCCTTGTCGAACGGCTCAAGGTTGTCAGCCATCTCACGCAAACCCAGTCGGTTCGCCGCGATGCCGACCCAGCAGTTATGGATCATCAAGAAAGCGCCGAGGCCCATGCGGATCTCGTCGCCCGCCATGGCGATGACGGAGGCAGCCGAGGCAGCGATACCAAGAATCTTGACGGTCACCTTGCCCTTGTATTCGCGCAGGATGTTGTAGATCGCCAGGCCTTCGAACATATCTCCGCCTGGCGAATTGATGTTGACCGTGACGGCGGCACCATTGAAGGAACGCAGGAGCGCGCTCACTCGTTTCGCCGTTACGCCATCGCCGGTCCAGTAGTCGTACCCGATGGCATCGAACATCGAGATGGTGTTCTCTTCCTCGGTCGCGGCGCGAATGTCCGGGTTCCAGCGCTCGAGCGCCATCGGTAACAAATCCGAAGAAGCGTTCGCGCACGGACGACCCGCCGGCGCCGCCGGCAGTGTTTTGATAGTCATGGTTACTCCGCTGGTTCGGTGATGCTTAGCCGAGATATTGAGATCAGGGCGTGGGCCATCGTGGGTGCGTCGGGGTCGCCGCCGTCGAGCGCGGTGCAGATATCCCTGAGCAGTTCCCGCGTGGCCTCCCGGTCACCGTCCTTGTGCGCATTGAGCGCCTTGGACATAAAGCGGTTGAACTTGGCCGAGATGTCCGCGCCCTGATCAAGGCTTTCCAGCGCCACCATGGCCGACTGGACGGTGAAGATGTCCCCGCCTGGGATCGGCGGCAGATTTTCCAAACGACGAACTTCGTTGCGGCTCATCCAGCCATTCATCAGCGCGGTGTTGTACCAGGCGCCACGGCCGGCGCTGTCTGCGCGCAGCAACCCTTCAACCGAGAACTCGGCGAAGAACTCATCGGCATCCACATCACCAATCAAGCAGCGCGTGATTTCTTGCTCAATGTTCACCAGCAGCGGCCGCAGGCTGTTGGTCAGAAAGTGCAGGTTTTGCGCCTCGACGCTGGCCGCCCAGCTGCTCTGCTTGTCCATGTGCCCGACCATGAACGGCGGCACGCGGAACCAGCGGCAGATTTCCTCGACGTTGAATGCCCGGGTTTCCAGCATCTGCGCTGCTTCCGGGTTCATCGTGACGCTTTGGTATTTCAAGCCAGCTTCGAGCACCATGGTTTTGCCGGCGTTCTTCGAGCTGCTGAAGGCGGCCAGGCTCGACCGAAGCTGCTCGCGCTGTTTCGGGGTGAGCGTGCCGGAACCCTGTGCCGCGCCGCCTTCGACGGTGAGAAAACCCGAAGCCTGTAGGCCGTTGGCAAAGACCTTAGCTGCGGCTTCCTCGGCCGACATTGCCGCGCCGATGACGTCACGCCCAGTCGTCACGGGTAACATTCCGCAGACACCATCGAGGCCGAAGCCGCGAATGTGCATCAGGTTCTTTTCCGGAATGTCCCGTTCTGTCCCGTTTTCGCTGTAGGTGTATTTCAGCCGGCCATTGGCCAGGCGCTTGACCGTCATGCACTGAGGCATCAGTGGGTCCAGCGCCACGATCCGCGAGCCGATGTATTTTTTCTCAATGAAGGCGTTGCCGCGAAGGCAGATACTCGCCACCACCATGAGCATGAAGCGTTGCGGGGTCATCTCTGCGTTGGGCGTGCGGCACAACACCCGGAAAAGCGGGTGATCCTTGGCGGACTCCCTCGAACCGTCCGGCATGCGGCGATAGAGCTTCAGCGGCAATGTTGAAACCGACTCGGACAGCAACCGGACGCAAGCCCAGACCGTCGATAGCCGCACGGCACCATCGACGGTGACGTTTTTGCCGCTGGTGGACGTACCGAACCACTCCTGCCAGAACGCTTCACTGGTGAGTCCAACAGGGACACCAAGCCAGCTCTGGAGAGCGGAGCGAATCCGCCCCGGTTTCTTTTTGCTCGCCATCAGAGGCCCGCCATTATTGGGTTATCAAAGAAATCTTCCACATTGCCCCGCGCCATAGGATTCAGCGACATAAGCGCCACGGCGTTGAAGAAGGCCATCAATGGGTCAATTTTCGCGGTGCCTGACGCCTGCTTGGTGATCAGGATCGAGTTACCGACTGGCACCACCTTGGCGTTACCGCAGCACCAGGACATCATCGGCTGGCCACCGTGGACGATGCCGCCCTCAGCCAGCTTGCGCTCGGCGGTCTTAATCGAGCCGCCCAGCTTCCAGCCTTGTGAAATGCCGATCACCATCTCTTTCGGAATTTCAGCGGCGATCAGCGCATCGAGAATGCCGCCCACGCCAGCCGGGTCGACACCGATCATGTCCAGCAGCCCGGACACATAGATCAGCGACACCAACTCGGCGACCTCCTCAACATCCTTGCCGATGTAGTCCACCAAGATCAGATCGCCGTCCTTGGCAAAGTCGAGAAACCGGGGCGCCTCACTTTTTCGACGCTCCAACACGGTCGGGTGAGCCCAGGCCCGCGTCCAGACCAGCCATTCACGGGTCTTGGCGTCACGCCCCACCACAGCCATGCCGAGCAAGTCGTCCAGCCCGCCGCCGTCGATCCCGACGTCAATGACTTCGCAGCGCTCGATCAGCAACTCAAGGGACAGCCGTTTGATCTTCGCTTGGGTGATCCAGAATTCAGCACCAGCCCATCGGTTGGCACGCAGGTTCATACCGATTTCGACGTTGAGGTGCTTAGCGAGAAACTTGCGCTGTGCGCCAGGCTCTTTCTGGGCCTCCTTGACCATCTGATCTTCCAGCCATTCACGGCTGACAGATCGCCCCATGTTCGGGTTGGTGACGTAGAAGTTTTCGGGCTTAAGGTAGTCCTCCGCCTCGATCATCGCCGCCGGGTATTCATAAAGAACGCCCAGCGACTTTTTGTCCTGGATCTTCCCGTCCCGCACGTCGCGGTAATAGTCGACCTTTTCCTTGAATACCCCGGCCGGGGGCTCGTCGCTCTGCGTGGAGAGGAAAATTACAAACCCTTCATCCCGCGAGATCTGGCCGCCGGTTGCTTCCATCAGCATGGCGTCGGCGTTGGGCCGCTTGCCGAACACCCAGAGTTCATCGACCAGGATCTTGCCGGACTTTTTGCCGGACACTGTGTCCGAGTCAGCGGCCACGACCTTCAGAGCAGCCTTGGTGGTCAAGTGCGTGATCGTGCGGATGTGATCCTGCACATGCAGCATCTTCTCCAAAACCGGATTGGCTCGCACCATCGCAGCGGCAGGCTTATAGCTGTTCTGCGCGACCTCGATGGTCGGAGCCAGAATCAACAGCTCTTCGTTGTCGCGCCAGTTACGCACCAGGGCGGTGACCATGATCCCGGCAGCAATCGTTGATTTGGCGTTCTTCTTGCTGATGAGCAGGAAGTACTCCCGGATCATCTGCTTGCCGGTCTCGGCGTCGTATGCGCCGAAGATCGCGGCGACGAAATCGAACACCCACTGCTCACAGCACTCCCCGAAGGT